CATCACCTTCCATTAGTGCTGCTGGTTTACTAAACTCTGACTTATCATAGTTTACCCAACCTTCAACTTTTCTAATTTTAATTTTAAAATCAGCACCTTCCCAGAAATCATAAGGATTTACTGGTTCTTCATCGGCAAATTGTGGTTGCATAACATCCATGATTTTGTCAAATATTTTTTTACCAAATTTATAAAGGAATACTTTCCCTTCATTTTCTGGATTACTTGGGTCAGATATAACAAGAACGTTTGACACATAGTGTAACCTTCTTTTTCTTTCCCTTGCAATCGCTTTATCTTCATCTCTACCAGAGTTCCAAAGAACAGAATTATGCTCCGATACTGGATCTTGCTGTCCAATTGAAGTTAAACTGTTTTCGATATACCATAGACCAGTAGGTCCTTTAAACCCATGATCCCAATATCTTACCCATGGAAGATCTTCGCCTTCCTTTGCAGGTAAAAATCTGATTACGGCATAACCATTTCCAGCTTTATCTCTGGTTGGTTTCCAGAATCTAGTATCTTCGTATGAAGTAGTTTCTGGTTTAGCTGTGGATACAGCTTCAGCTGCTTTTACGAGTTTATCGATTGATGAGCCTCGCATGCTCTTTAAGTTTTCTAAAGACATTTATCTTTCTCCTATATTTACTGAATTATCCACTTTATACATAACAAAATATACTTATATTATACCACATTACTGTGATCATGTAAAGGTCTTTTTCAAAACATTTAAACATTTTGTTTTATCGAACTTTACAAAAGGTTTATATTTCGTAATCTTTCTAAAGATGTCTGGCCAAATAATGGTTTCAGATATCTTCTTATTCTCACGGTCCATAAACCCTGTTATTGAATCCAAGATTACTACAGTTTCTAAATGTATTTCTTCTTGCATCCAAAGTTTTATTACAAGAGGATGATCGTTGTTTTCAGTCATTAAGACATTATCAAAACTCTTTTCTTCCTCGTGTATTTTATTTATATCGTTTTCAAAATGATACGTGATACTTTCACATACTTTTTTATGATTACGATAATACTCTTCTCCGCCTTCGTTCAACATATCACCGACATATTTCACGTCGTTTTTAAAGTTAGCAACATAGAAATCTAAAAGGTTATCATATGTATTTGCCAACTTAGCGAAAAAGTATTTGTCCTTTCGTTTAAAAAAGGATGTAGGTTTTACTGATGTTTTAAAATTATATTTAATAGCATCATACGAATCTGTTTCAAAATGCAGTTTTAGTGCGTTGTATAGTTTATATGATTCGTATGGATCTTTCATTACCAGTGCCTAATAATATTTGCGATAATAAAAACACATGTTAAAAAGTTAACACCTACGATAATTGTTCTAAATATCGCTACGTAATTATCGTATGGTTCGGTTTTGTCGTCTGAAAATCCACCAATTGCATATTTCCATATTAACCAAAACTGTTTCATATAGGTAACTTATTACCTTTTTTACCACCGCGTATTAAATGTAGATTAGAAGCTTCTTCTTCTATCTTTTGTTTTAAAGAATCAGTAAGTAGTTTCTTTAAGTTTCTATAGTCTAAACCTCTTTTTTCTACTACATAAGATGCAGCATCGAGGTAAGACATATTGTTTTGCGATACAAGATTCTCTACAGCAATAGAAAATCTTTTCTTTGTAATTATTTTCTCTTCTAATATATCAACCATTGTTTTTCAAATACTCCAATATTTTAACAGGTGAAGAGTTTTCGTATGGGTCTAATTCGCAATCATCAGAGAATCCATCTTCTGCCATTAACATTTCTAAATTTCCGTTATTGATAATTGCAGCATATCTCCATGATCTCATACCAAATCCTACATTGTCTTTTTTGACAAGCATACCCATTCTTCTTGTAAATTCTCCTGAGCCATCAGCTAAATACTTGACTCGTTCAACAGCCAAATCTTTAAACCATGCTTTCATAACAAATCCATCATTGACTGATACACAATATATTTCATCTACATCATGTGATAATATATCATTGTAATATTCATCAAAGCTCGGGACTTGCTGTGAACTACAGGTTGGTGTAAAAGCTCCTGGTAAACCAAAAACTACTACTCTTTTATTTACAAAGACATCTTCTCCTGTTAGAGTATCTTCAGGTAGATTTTTAAAAACTATATCTTTTACTCCTAACATTAAATTGCCCTCAATAATATACAGTCAGAATTAATTCTTCCTGTTGGTTTATTTATCTTAGTTGTAATAGTACCCCAAAGCTTTTCGATTTGTTTCTCAGTTCTATTCAGAACATCGGGTAATATTACATCCGGTTTTCTTAAAGTCGCTTGACGACTTGTTTCATCAAAGTTTTTAATCGATGTACCTGATACAACAAAGCCATTTGTTGACGATGTTACAAATTCAATAAGCTTTTTATTCTTTGTATTGTATACAAAAAGCTTTCTTTTACCTGGTATTAGTACAGGATTAATTGAAACAAGTTTAGCATCTACATCTTCTTTACAGAACTGAAGCCTTTCTACTTGTTTATCTGATGACTTAGGTTTTAAAGCTCTTGGTGCTCTTTGAGCTTTAAAGGAATCTCTTAATCTTTCTAAATCAGCAAAGCAATCTTCGAATTGTTTCATAATCTTTCTTTTATCGCCTTTACCAATATGAGCATAAGCTTCAACACATTGATCACATGTCTTATCATATGCTTCTTTAATATTATAGTATTCTTCTTCAATCATTGACTTGAATATATTAATTGCATTACTTTTTAGACCATGCATTTTAAATCTATTATAGCATGAGAACTTTTTAGTATAGTCACCATCAAACCAGGCTTCTACTATTTCACTATCCCAGTCATGCCATATCGTATCTACGACTTTTCTTCTTGTTCTCTCAGCTGGAGATATAACAACAATGTTCTTTTTCTTTTCAGCTACTTCAGCTTTAATTTGTAAACCTTCTTTATAACATTCAGCAATACAATCTTTAGCTCTTTGTATAGAAGTTTCATCAAACTTCCAACCACGGAAATGCAACTGTGATATCTTCTGAGCTTTTAAGAATTTCCAATCTTTTACTTTTCTCAATACAGATATTTTCTTTTTATCATATCCCATCAACTCTTCGGCAAATCGATATATGTTTGGTAAGTAATCTTTATTCTTATAAAAATAATTATACCAATTAGTTGCTTTCTGATATTCAGTAGCAGTAAATTCTTCTTCACCTGTATACAAAGGTTCTTTACCTAAGTACTTATCTTCTAACGTAGCTCCTCTTTTAGCCATTCTTACTCCTTAATAAAATATGGGGACCAGTGGTTGATGAAAAGGAGTTGATGATCACCGGTCCCTCCATATTATAAAACTTTAATTCCATCAACATAATTCTCAGCTGCGCTCTCTGCCCATGCCTCGCTCTTACCATCATACGGTTCTCTTTTAATTAATGTATCATCTTTATACATTTCGATTCCGTACACTCCATCAGATCTTTTAAATACATCAGCTCTTAGATTATCTCTAATATACTTATGTAAATATTCGTAGGTATATCTTTTTTCAAATCTAGTCATAATACCTTCCTGTTTCTCTTCTTCTTTTATTTCGTTCATCTACAATCATTGTTGATTCCCATGCAAAAACTCCGGATAATACTACTAGTATAAATCCAATTACATGTCCAAGATATCCTGTTAAGTATATACCATACCAGAATACTCCAATCAATACAAAGATTACTAACCAAATTTTGAGTTTATCCCAATCAATATCTTTCATATTATCCTCTCCTCATTTTAGAAATATCTTCAGCCTCTTGTTGACTGATTACAGGAACAGCATTACTCTTATGCATAGTGGCAATACCTTTTACCAATGTACCTGTATACTTTGGTGATTCTTTTTTTCTCATGCCACCATCATCACCCATGAATGTACCATTTTTGATAGCTTCTTCCATAAGTGATTTATATTGCTTAGCTTGTTCAGCTCTGAGTTTATCCAATGTATTTGATTTTTTTTCCATTGGTTTAAACTCAATTGGCTTTTTCTTAGA